AAATATCTGTTGAGGCTGAAATTGCTGATGAAGTTGAAGAAGAAGTAACAGAAGAAGCTGAAGAAATTGAAGCTTCGGACTATGAGGATGACGAAGACCCAATAGAGGATGCCAGTTCAGAAGACCCTGTAACACCTGAATTTTTTACTGTTAAAGTAAATGGTCAGGAAGAGCAGGTAACCTTAGAGAACTTAAAGCAAGGCTATAGTGGACAGAAGTACGTCCAACAAGGTATGCAGGATGTGGCGGCACAACGTAAAGAAGCCGAAACAGTCTACACAGCCTTGACTAAAGAACGTGAGCAAATGGCTCAGTTATATCAACAAATCCAACAAGGAGGATTAGCACAGCCACCTGTGAAACCTACTAAAGAACTTTTTGATGCTGACCCAATAGGGTATATGCAAAAAAACCTTGAGTATGAAGAGCAGATGACTTCTTATAATCAGCAGATGGCACAACTTGAACAGGTTTCGCAACAGCAAAGCCAAGCTCAACAGACTGCTATGAAAGCACATTTACAAGAACAAATGCAAATCTTACAGAAGGACATTCCTGATTTTGCAGACTCTAAAAAAGCAACTGCAACTAGGGAAAGGTTGATAAAGGCAGGTACTAATCATTATGGTTATACTAATGATGAAATTGCTCAAATAACTGATGCAAGGGCAATAAAAGTATTGCACGATGCTATGAAGTATCAAGACATCATATCAGGCAAGTCAAAGGCTGAAGAAAAAACTAAGTCTGCGAAACCTGTTGTGAAGCCGGGTGCTAAAAAAATAGCTACTCCAAATGCTAAAATACGTTCTCGCCAAAAGGCAAAACTCAAAGAGTCAGGTAGCATTGATGATGCTCTTGGCTTAATTTTAAATAATACATAATGGAGAAATATTATGGCGCAACCTAGTAATACATTCGACAGTTATGATGCAAAGGGTCTACGAGAGGACTTAGAGAACGTTATTTATGACATCTCTCCTGAAGAGACTCCTTTTTATTCATCGTTGAAAAAAGTAAAAGCAAGTAACACTTACCACGAATGGCAGACCGACTCATTAAGAAGTTCGGCGGCTAATGCACACATTGAAGGTGATGCTACAACAGCAGAGGCAAGAACTGCTACTGTTCGTTTGGGCAATTACACACAAATCTTCAAGAATGCAGTTGTTATTCCTGATACAGACCAAGGTCTTGATAAAGCAGGACGTGCTTCTGAGATGGCATACCAAGTGTTAAAAATTGCTAAAGAACAAAAGCTAGACATTGAGAAGGCATTGTTCGATAACAATAAGTATGAAGCAGGTTCTGCTTCTGCGGCACGTGAACTAGCAGGATGTGGTGCATACGTGACAACTAATGTTGCTAACATTGGTGGTTCAGGTGGTGCAAACCCTACTGGCTCAGTACCGGGTAACACAGCTCGTACAGATGGTACAGCTACTGTTTTCTCACAAGCAGACTTTGATAGTGTTATGCAGTCTATTTGGGAAGAAGGTGGTAAGCCTGATACTGTATATCTAAGTGCGTTCCAAATGAACAAGGCACTAGGATTTACTGGTATGAACAACCAACGCTCTACAATTGGTGCGGCTGTTGGTGGTACTAACGCTGTTGTTAATGCAGTAGATGTTTACGTTACTCCTTGGGGTACAGTAGACTTCGTACCTTCACGTGAGAATCGTGGCAGAGACGTTTGGATTATGCAGTCTGATATGTGGGCATGTGGTATTCTTAGACCAACTAAAAATACTGAACTAGCTAAGACTGGTGATAATACAACACGTCAGGTATTAACTGAACTTACGCTTATCTCTAAAAATGAGAAAGCTTCAGGTTTAGTTGCTGACTGTACTACTTCATAATGAGGTAGAATATATGGTGTGGGGAGTCCTCCTTAATCTCCCCACACTTAACGTGGGAGATTTGAGCTAAGTTTCCCACACCAAATTTGAGATAATATGAAAACTAAAGAACACGTACAGTACAATCAAAAAGAAGATAAAATTGAGATTGCACGTACATTTGATAACGCACCTAGCCTAAACAGAGCAGAGGATTTAAGAAAGGCTAAGGTGGGTATGACTGGTGAAAATCGTCTTGTAGGCTCTATACCTTTACACATCATGGCTCAATGGTGCAAGGATGCAGGAGTTAACTGGAACGATATTGAAGCGAGAAAAGAAGTTGTTAGAAAAAACATCCTGAGTGGTGAGTTTGACAAATTCCGAGTATGGCAAGGAACTTTTTAGGAGATATAAATGGCAGATACAACTACTACTACGTTCTCTTTGACAAAGCCTGAAGTGGGAGCTTCTGCTGATACTTGGGGAACAAAACTAAACACTAACTTAGATTCAATTGATAACTTACTAGATGGCACAACAGCCATTAAGCCTAATTTAACAGCAGGGCAATTTAAAGTAGGTGGCACAGCAGTAACATCAACTGCGGCAGAACTTAACGTTCTAGATGGCATTCCTGCAACACTTACTGCTACAGAACTTGGTTATGTTGATGGTGTAACGAGTGCAATACAAACACAGCTAAACGCTATTACAGCAGACGATTTTGTGACAAATGCTCGTATGGCAGTAAACTCAATTGACTCAGACCAATATGTGGATGGCTCTATTGACACAGCACACATTGCAGATGACCAAGTCACAGCAGATAAACTATCTAATTCATTAGGTGATTTAAGTGGTCATGGTATCTCACAAATAGGATTGGATGGAACAGATAAAATTCAATTTAGTAACAATACTAATATAAATTTTGTAGTCAATGGTGGCGATGAAATGAGGCTTTTAGCTGATGGTACTTTACACGTTGATGGTGACGTTGTTGCTTTTTCAACTACAATCTCAGATGCAACACTAAAGTATGACATTAACCCTATTGACCACGCTTTAGACAAAGTAGCTCAACTAACAGGTGTTACATACAAATACCTTAAAGATGGAATGGAATCAGCAGGTCTACTAGCACAAGATGTTGAAAAAGTTATGCCTTGTGCAGTAACAGAACGCTCATTGCCATTGCACACAGGTAATGACGAAAAATACAAAACATTAAACTACGACAATCTACACGCTTTACTGATTGAATCTATTAAGGAGCTTACTGCGAAAGTAGAAAAACTGGAGAAGAAATAATGGCATTACAGAGTAGTGGACAAATAAAGCTATCAGAGATAGCGGCTGAGTATGGTGGTTCTGAACCTCATGCTTTAAGTGAATACCATGATAAAGGTAATGCACCTGCTAGTGGCGAAATACAAATAGCGGCTGATTTTTATGGTACGTCTAACACTTTTAGTTTTAGTATTACAAGTAATGCTAGTCAAGTTAATTTAAGAAGTACAGCTATTAGTGCAGGTTGGGATGGTTCTTCACAATTAATAGCTACAATAAATTCAGGTGTCTACATATATTCAGGCTCTACAGGTACACCTGCTATGACTATTGATGGAAGTTACCCCGGTGGTGTGTCACTCACTAACAATGGAACAATTCTAGGGAAAGGTGGACAAGGTGGAAGCGTTACAGCAGGTGATGCATATGGAGGTGCTTTTGTTTGTAACTGTTCCTGCTGTAGTGACCATCATACATCAGCAGGTGGTGCAGGAGGAACAGGTTTATATATAGCTTCAGCAGTTACTATTAATAACCAAGGCAGAATCTCCGGTGGAGGAGGTGGCGGAGGTGCAGGAGGACAAGTTAATGGATGGAACATGGGTGGTGCGGCCGGTGGAGGTGGCATAGGAAATGGTGCAGGTGGTGTAAACTCAGTTAATGGTAATGGTGGAGCAGGAAGTTTAACTTCAGCAGGCGGCCCGGGTGGAAGATGTATCTGTACAGAAGGAACATACCTTGCAGGTGGAGCAGGAGGTTCAGGTGGGTCGTATGGTGCATCAGGTGGTGGTGGTGGTTCGGCACAATGTGGTGGAAACACTAACTGTCCATCACAATCCGGAGCCGGCCCAACAAGTGGTGGTTCAGGTGGTGCGGCAACATCAGGACAATCTAATGTAACTTGGTCAGCAACAGGTACAAGAAACGGAACAGTAGGTTAATTTATACAAGGAGATAATAATGGCATTAGGTCATAAAATAAGATACTTTGATGAAGCATCAGGAAATATAGAAGTAAGCATACACAAAGCAGATGGTACAGAACTTGGCTCTATGGCAGTTGATTTACCTATGGATGCTGATGGTAAATATCTAGTAGGTGATGCATTAAACGCATACATTACAGATTTTATACCGACAGAACATTACACAAGAAAAGAAACTGTAGGTTCAGGTATTGCAAACAAAGACGAAGTAAAAGCAATGATAGAAGCGTATCCACCTTCAGATGACCCTATGGCAGAAGGCGAAGTAGATTCTGTAGAGGACATTGTTGATGCAAGACTAAAACATCATGGTTTAATTAGTTAAAACTATGTCGAGTATTAAGGAGGAAGCTCACCGTAGGCAAAGAATTTGTATGGAATGCCCTGAAATGGGTAGCACAATTGGGGCAAAATTTTGCAAAATCTGTAAATGTCTTTTACGACCTAAATCTTACATCCCTGATGCAAAATGTCCTTTGAATAAATGGGAGGTAACTATTCATGTTGAATAAAATAATAGCACCAACGACAATAAAAGAGTTTAAAACCAAAATGGATAACTCTGAAACATTTGTTATTAAAGGTGATAAAGAGAAGTTTAAAGATATACTAACTTTAGATGAAATACAAACAACAATTAACAATGGGTGCAATTGGAATGTACCTGTTAGTATTATTTATCATGGAGCTAGACAATTATATATATCAGGTGATGTAGCTTGGTCACCACAAGCATTAAATAAAACAAAAGTAAAAGAAATGCTTGAAGCTAATAATAGCTTTATGATGATGAACCAATCTCAAATAAATAAACAAGTAGCAGAACTTGTTACTTGTATTGAAGATGAATTTGATATGTTTGGTGATGCACATATATATGTTTCACCTTCTGCTGAAGCTTCCGGCTATAAAGCACACAGAGATAGACCACAGCATAAAATATACATACAAATAGAGGGTACATCTAACTGGCAAATATTTGACTACAAAGATTTAGACGAAGAAATATCTTTTCTTGAGGAGGAAGATGAAAATAAACATCTTGTCGAAAAAATGAATTTTGAATTAAAAGCAGGAGATTTATTATATATGCCTCCTGACACGTTTCATAAAGTTAGAAATTATGAAGGTGCAAGAATATCTTTAAGTATTCCATTTAATCCATCACATTATGGCGATATGCGTAAAATGGATAGGACATATATACCTCTTAAAGATATTTGGAACAATGCAACTGCATCCCAATAACCTAGAGCATTTTGGTTATTTGTATATTGAAGATTTATATACAAAAAACGAATTAGAATCAATTAAAACTGAAATTAAACACCTTAGTTGGGTTTTACATAATGTTCCTGATGCAGGTCATTTAAGACAAGACATTGCAGGTAGAAATGCTGATGGTTCGACTAAAATGACAGGAACAGGAATACTTGTTGACCACACTTATAGTAATCGAGATTACTCATCAATATTAAAATACAACAGAAAAGTATTTAATAAAGAAATAAGTGATGTGTTTATGAAAACGCATCCTGCTAATACAGCATATAAAAACATTACTAAAGACTATACAATGTTAAATAAATATAGTCATAGTAATGAAAATATGCCACACCAAGACAATTGTTCTTTTAGTATTGTCACTTTTTTAACGTTAGAAAAAAAATCTATAAAAGGAGGAGATTTTGTGTTTACTGATTACAAAAAAAAGTTTAAATTTAAAGATAATTCTTGTGTTATTTTTCCATCTTGGGTTATGCATCACGCTACAAAATTAGAGTCAAAAGATGTTTGTAGATATTCTTTAGCTCAAACTGGTGAGGTACATTATATTAACTATGTCTAATTTACAAGATTATGTAATGCGTATACCTGTTTTAAGTGAAGGACTTTGTCAAAGTGTAGTGTCAGAGTTAAAAAAACAAGAGTGGACAGACCACACATTTTCTGATTATGATGGCAACAAAACATATAAAAAGCAGAGCGAAACTTGTAAAACTATACATGAAGGTACGTCTGTAGATGCAATAATAATGGATAGTTTGTATGAGCCTATTAAACATTATCTTACAAAATTAGGGCAACCATATTTTAAAAGTTGGGCAGGTTACACACCAGTTAAGTACAATAAATACGAAACAGGAAAGTCAATGCAAAAACACATTGACCATATATATGACATATTCCAAAACGACATGGAAATTGCAAAAGGAATACCAACATTGTCAATAATAGGTGTATTAAACAATGATTTTGGTGGTGGTGCTATAGAGATGTTTGAAGATACACAATATAATTTAAAAACAGGTGAGTTACTTATATTTCCTTCTATATTTCTATATCCACATAAAGTATGTGAAATAACTAGAGGAACAAGATACTCTTTTGTTAGTTGGGTTTATTAATGATTACTATACAAAAAAACTTTTTACCTAAAGAATTACATAGTCATTTGTTTAATTTAATAAAGTCAGCAGACTTTGCTTGGTATCAAACACCACCTTTAACAGATGACAAAATTGATGTACAATTTGGACATTCTTTGTATTTTAATCATGGTAAAGCTAGTGATTGGTTTGATGAATTTATACCTTTGTTTAATCAAATAGGCATCAGCTCTTTTAATAGAGTTAAACTTAACCTAAATTGCAGAGAAAAAGAAAAAAGAATTGTAGGTGGTTATCATTGTGATTTTACAATTGACCATAAAGCACCTAAACATTTTAAGACATCTATTTATTATTTCAATGATACAAATGGCGAAACTTTAGTAAAAGAAAAAGGCAAAGTAAAAAAAATACCTTGTGTTGCAAACAGTTTAGTAACTTTTCCAAATGATTATTTGCATACAGGAACAACTCAAACAGATGAGCCTTTTAGGTACATTTTAAATTTGAATTATTATGCATGAATAGAAAAATTAACAACACAATAGCATTTGGCATAGTTGCTTGTTTTTGGATAGTTTTTGTGTTTCCTGTACTTGCAGTTGACGAAAGCTCAATAACGCAAAATACGACATCTAACGTAACTACAAAGTCAGAAAACGAAACGACAGTTTACTCACCTCCACCATCAGCTATATCTCCAAACGTAGGTGGAAATAACTCAGACCTTTGTACAATATCGTCTAGTGGTGCTATGGGTACACAGATATTTTCATTAAGCCTTGGTGCTACATATACTGAAAAAAATTGCCTAAGACTTAAAAACGCTAAAACATTGTATGATTTTGGTATGAAGGTTGCGGCAGTCTCATTACTATGTGCTGACCCTTCGGGTGAAATCCACCGCGCCATGGCTATGGCCGGAACTCCCTGTCCGTATATGGGCAAAATAGGTGCTGAGGCAACTGCGGCATGGGAAGTCCATACTGAAGATATACCTGTACCAACTCGTGAACATGAAAAGTCTGCACAGGAGAAAAGAGATGATGCAATCAAGATTATGGGTGCTATCGCTTCTGCTTTTTTATTCTTCTAGCATACAAGCTTACAGCTTCGGATATACACCTAACGTAGCTATCAATGGATTGCAATGGTCAATGACTCCTACGTATTTAGGAGCTGATGGTATTGGTGGCATGGACGTGTCAGGAGTAACCTATAAATATACTCCTATAAAAAACAAAAACGATGACTATGTTGTCACTCTTGAAAATGATAAAGTTGGTGGTGGGTATGTGTTTCAGGATGTACAAGACTGGTCACAGCGTGAAGGTGGAACAGAGGTCAGAAGAACAATTGCCTTACCATATACACCTATTGCAGTTTTTGGTAATGGTAGGCTTAAACAAGAAGGCACAGGAAGTATAGAGAATGCTGATGTTAGATACATATACAGATTTGACCCTTGTTTTGACCCTCAGAGTGACCCTAACTGTCCGGGGTATAAAAAACCTAAGCCACCACCATTGCCTGACATACCTGATTATGATGCTTTGCAAGATGAGTCAGTAGCTATTGCACAAGCTGAAACAGACAAAAAACTGTTAGATGATGAACAAGCTGAAAAAGAAGAAGAGGAAGAAGAGGAGGAAGAGTCTCTAGAGTTTATGTTAGCTGATGTTGAAAATGCGTTGACTATAGCTAATGAAATAGCACAGTCAGTCATACTACAACAGTTAAACAATGTAACTAATTTAACAAACTATTATGTGTCTACGATACCTGACAATTATTACCCTGATGCTGTAGCTTTACAAGGT